GTTCCACCACCCGCAGAACTGAGAGAGTTATTGAAAAAGAGTTTTGGAAAATAACTCAAACATTATCTGTAACTGTTACTATTGATGTAACCATTACAGGAGGAATTATGACTAAGCAATTAGTTAATCCCGCAGTTGTGCAACCAGGTGATCATGTATTAGCAAAAGGTCATGATCTTATGGTGAAATACATTCAAGGCCCTGATCATGTTGGCGTTTATGATTTTCATGGCGTGAATGAAACTGGTGCAGATCAAATTGCAACAGCGCAGGATCTCATTACACTTCTTAGGTGATTACTTTTCAAGTAGATGGCCAACCAGTTCCGCAAGGATCTATGAAGGTCATCAACGGGCATGTCATTCATGCCAAAGGTTCAGAACTGGCCGCGTGGCGTTCTGCCATTGCTTTGCGGGCTAGGGAAGCAGGGGCAAAGCCCCACATTGAGCCAGTTGAAATAGACATGATTTTTACAATGATGCGCCCAAAGACCGTAAACCGCCCTGAGCCGTCCGTAGCCCCTGACCTGGATAAATTGGTCAGAGCCGTCTTAGACGGCCTTACAGCCATTGCCTACCGTGATGATGGGCAGGTTGTACGCCTGACCGCGGCGAAGCAGTACGGGATCACGCCTGGCCTTTGGGTTCAAATGTGGGCCAAAATGCCCGCGTAAGGTGTGACAGACACCACAAAAAAAGTTTGAAAAAAAGTGCCAAAAACACTTGACACGCGTATAGCCATACCGTAATGTATTCCTTGTAAGGGAGATGGACTCCCGAAGGAAGAAGGCACAAAATGGCTTCAACAAAAAGCAAAAAAGTTGGAGATGTAATTGTCACAATTTGTTTAACTGAAGATGAAGGTCTTTGTGTTGAAGATGGTGGCAAGTGGTTATTGATGTGCGAAACACATGGCGGAATTTTGCAAGATACAAACAAGTCTCGTTTGTGGTCAAATGCAAATGAAGTTGCTGATTGGTGCGAAGAATGTCGCGCAAAGGCAGGTAACTAATTATGCAACCGATCAAAATTGCAAAGCGCACAAAAATTCATTTGCTATCTGAGCAATTCACTTTCTGCGGAATTAACGCAATGGCAGAAGGAATAGTTACAAGATTTGATTGGGAATTTGATGCTGAGTGTGTGGCAATTTGCAAAGGTTGCTACCAGGTAGGAATTCAAAAAATAACTAAATAATTGGCAAAATGTTCTTGACAAACTTCCCCAAAAAGTTTTACAATTAACCCACAAGGGCAAAAACCCCCAAACAGGAAGAAGGCAAAGATTATGGCAACAACAACAGCACTAGAAATGCGTAAGTATTTTTACACCACAGTTGATACAAAGAATTTAGAACTGTTGGGCAGTCATTCAACAATTGCAACAATTACAAAAGAAGAAGCGTTAGAACTTGCACAAGAATTGATTGCATGCGCTATGGACAAAACTACTGATCTTGTTCGCGTTGATTTCGAAATGCGCGAGCCGATTGCAAACAATGAAGCACCTAGCCTAAAGTTGTATTTTGGTTCTGCGGGTGGCGTTAAGCCAAAGTTGCATTGGGCAATGGTTGAAGGTCATCAGATCTTTGAACTATCAGAGCATTACGCGGAGGCAAACTAATTATGACTACATCAACAGGAGTTCTACCACCACCTGAACATTTCTTCTCATTTGGTTGCGGTTTTTGTGGCGCAGGGGAACGCAGATACAGAGATTTTGGTGCGGCAATCAGGGCTGGACACCGCCATGTTTGTAGATCTAAACAAATTAAAATTTACCAACATGTTTTTTACCCAGGTTTCAAAAACCCAGTCACAACACTTTGGAGGGAGATCAACTAATGGCGCTAACAACTAAAGATCTACAAATTATTAACAAGGCTTTGGCGTTTTATCAGGCTGAGGTTGATGATCTTGATGGTAATTTGGAGGCTGAGAGTCATAAACAAATGTTTGGCAATCCAAAGAAAACTATTGAGGCAACACGCAACCGCGTGTTCAAAGAAATCAACAAGCGTGAAAGGACATGCGGGTGAAATTCAAAGTAGAGATGACGGTGGAGTTCAAAGATTTTGTAATTCCGCCCAATAAAAGCCAGTCAATGATCAACGGCATGCAACGCGAGCAGGTGGCATTTGCATTACAAGATAAATTGGCGGACATGAATTTGCAGATCCACAATGTCTACAAGCAACGATCCTAGATGCTTTTGGTGCGGAACTTATGGTTCACCTGCAAATTTTGTAATTGTATTTGAAACAGAAGAAGGCAACCCACTTTGCGAGTGCGAGTGGTGCGGTAAACAAGAATGGTTTAGAAGGAGGGCAAGCAATGGAAAAGAAGATTAAAGACTCAATCACAACGCGCGGTTGGCTTGTAATTTGGCTGATGGTGTTGGCGTTTACTATTTGGTTCACAACGGCAACCGCTGATGTTTGTTATGTAGGAGAGCAAGGCAATTGGTTAGGTTATGGATCATGTTCAGCAATGATTGATAGCGTGGTGGGCAAATGACACCTGAAGAAATAATTAAAAATCATTTAGAGCCAATACAAGATGCGCTAACAACCTGGATTGAAGGCCCGTATGTGGCACAAAAGTTGGCTGACCCTGAAACGCGTGAGCGCTACATGGGTTTTGTGGAAGGCATCAGATTAAGCAGGGCTAATGTAATTCAAGCAATTATCAACTTAACGCCACAGGAGGAAGAAGAATGATCTTTATTGCAAGCGTAATCATTGTGACGCTTTTGGGCGTTGTAATCAGTGAGATTTGTTATAAAATAGAGCAGTCCTAAAAATAACCTGAAAGGGGTAAAACAATGGACAGTTTAGTTAATCGTTGTTTATGCGGTAGTTGGATTTACGGTAACGCCGCTTGCGAAGTGTGTAGAAAGTTGGCGAAAGGCTAAAGCCTGAAGCGTCTAACACAAATCCTTTTAAGCGCCGCATTAGCGGTAGGAATTGTGTTTGCTTCACCTGCGGCGGCTCAAGCACCTAAATTACAATTGCATCAGATGCCGCCAAAAGTTATTGCGCTTGAAATGGTGAAGAAAAATTATCCTGATCACAAGAAGCAATTTGCCTGCCTGGAACAATTGCTTTACAAGGAAAGCGGCTGGCGCGTCAATGCGCTGAACCGCTCATCAGGGGCGTTTGGGCTGTTTCAATTTTTGCCGTCCACATGGAAAAATTACAAGTACCCTTACATGCCCAAAGACGCTTACACGCAAATCAAGGCAGGTTTGCGCTATGTGTACAAGCGTTACCAAACTCCCTGCGGGGCGTGGGAATTTTGGAAAAAGCAGGCTGGCCCTGACTTACATGGAGGTTGGTATTGATGAGTACAACATCACCATTTGGCCTGCCATTACGCGTTGATCTTCCTACGGTAGATCCTACTGAATGGGAAGATGAAGAAGAAGATGGCGATTGATAAGAAAGTTGTTGCTACCGTAATTAACAGGGCTAATGGCTATTGTGAAGTATGCGGTGGCCCTGGCTTGCCTGAAAACATGGCCCTGCATCACCGCAAACTCAAATCAAGGGGCGGCAAAGACACCGTTTCCAATCTCATTTTGATCCATCATGGTTGCCATAATCTAAAAACCGATAGTATTCACCTCAAGCCTGCAAGCGCAGAGCAAAAGGGTTGGATTGTGCCTTCTTACAAAGAGCCACATGAATTCCCTTTTGTGAAGCCTGATGGTTCAATTGTATTACTACAAGATGACGGCACTGAAGCCGTGATGATGGAAGGTGACTAATGAACATAAGTGTTAAAGGTAATTTAGGCAGTGACCCTGACCTAAAGTTTTCTAAGAACAACACCGCATACTGTAATTTTTCATTGGCGTACACACCGCGCAAGCAAGTTAATGGTGAGTGGCAAGATGGCGAAACAATGTGGTTCAAGGTTGTTGCATTTGGTACAAAGGCTGAAGCAATCGCAGACACTTACAGAAAAGGTGACACAGTTTTAGTAACTGGTGAATTGGCACAAAGCACATACACCGACAAAGAAGGAAATGAAAAAACTTCTATGGAGATTACAGCCAAAGAAGTAGGTTTAGTTCCTAAACTGGGAAAGCCAAAGTCAGGTCAATTTGCAACTAAGGAGGCAACACCGTGGTAGATGATTTAATGAGCGCGGCAGAAGTATGCGAGCGCTTAGGAATTACATTAAATAACTTACGACAGATCCAACACCGTAAGACACTTACATGGGTGCAGAAGTCAGGCCGTAATGTGTTCTACACAAAAACAGATGTTGAAAACTATTTTTCAAAGCGCCAGGAGCGTAATCAAGGCTAACATCTTCATGTGATCGTCATTGAAGAAGAAGTAACCGTGGCTCAGATAGATGAATGTCTGAGTCATGTTTACGCCATGCTGAAAACAGATGAATACGGCAACCGCATGGATTGGCGCAAAAAAGAGATGCTTACAGAACAATTAGATGAATTGCTTGATGCGCGTTTGAATTTAGTAAGAACAGGTAAGCCATGAACAACACACCGTTTGATGGAGTAATGCTTTTTATTGTTTTGAGTTTATTCATTGCGGTAGTTGCAATGTCGCTAGGAGTTAGATAAGTTACGCGTACTGATCCCCACCGTGGGGATTGAGTGCTGGACACAGCCCACATTCTTAACTGAGTGTGGGTTTTGTTCTTTCAACTTGCAGGAAACTTTTTCAAACATTAACATGAACACATTATGGTAGAAAATACGCGTGATTTAGTAGAAAAAGAAACAACCATAATTGAGTTGCGCCATGAAGGTTATGTGTGGCGTGAGATAGCCGTTATGGTGGACATGAGCATTGCAGGCGTTGTAAAGGCTTACAAGCGCGCTCTGACGCGTCACCCTGTTGCGGCAATAGAAGAACACCGCGAACTGGAATTAGATCGCCTGGATAATCTTCAGCGTACCTACTGGCAACCTGCGGTGGCTGGCAATTTAAGAGCGGCAGATTTTGTTTTACGCGTAATTGATAAGCGCGCAAAGTTACTGGGATTAGATGCACCATTGAAGGTACAAGCAGAGGTGGTTACTTATGACGGATCAGACCTGGACAGAGAAGTTGAACGAGTCGCAAGAATTATTGAAGCCTCAACAATTGGAGGCGTTGCAACCATCACAGAACTCACGGATCAAGGCGAGCCGTTGGGTATGGAAGAACAAACTGGCGCGGAAGGAACAACTACCGCCTGAAGGTGACTGGAACATTTGGCTTGCAATGGCAGGCCGTGGATTTGGCAAAACAAGATTAGGCGCTGAAGAAATAGCCTGGCAAGCAATCGTTCAACCCGCTACAAGGTGGGCTGTTGTTGCTCCTACATTTTCAGATGCTAGAGATACATGTGCAGAAGGTGAGTCAGGCATTGTTGCCGTCTTACAGCGCTATCAAATGCTTCAGAATTACAATCGTTCTATTGGTGAGATCTTGCTCAAGAACGGTAGCCGCATAAAACTATTTAGCGCAGATAACCCTGAGCGTTTCCGTGGCCCACAACATCATGGCGCTTGGTGTGATGAGTTAGGTGCATGGCGCTATCAAGATGCTTGGGATCAATTGCAGTTTGGCCTACGCCTAGGCAAGAAGCCACGGGTAATTGTTACTACTACACCGCGTTCTACGGCCCTAATACGCATGCTTGCAGGCCGTACAGATGGATCAGTAGTTATTACTAGGGGAAGCACATTTGATAATGCTAAGAACTTAGCCCCTAGTGCATTGATGGAATTACAAGCCCGCTACAACGGTACGCGTTTAGGTAGGCAGGAACTTTATGGAGAAATCCTTGATGATGTTGAAGGCGCATTGTGGACTAGGGGCTTAATTGACCGCACACGGATTGCAACAGCCCCAACTATGGCCCGCATTGTTGTAAGCGTTGATCCTGCCGTAACTAACTCAGAGAAATCAGATGAAACAGGAATTGTTGTTGTTGGATCTACCGCAGATGGGCAAGGTTATGTGCTTGGTGATTACTCATTTAGAGGATCGCCGTTGCAGTGGGCTACAAAGGCAGTAGAACTGTTTGACGCATACAAGGCTGACGCAGTTTTGGTTGAAGTAAACCAAGGCGGTGACATGGTGGGCGCAGTGCTAAAGCAAGTACGCCCTACCCTGCCAATTAGAGAAGTGCGAGCGCATGTGGGTAAGAAACTACGCGCTGAGCCAGTAGCGGCTATGTATGAGCAGGGGCGTATTCACCACATTGGCGAGTTTGCAGAGTTAGAAGATCAAATGTGTACCTGGACTGTTGATGAACCAAATTCACCTGACCGCATTGATGCAATGGTGCAGGGCTTTAGTGATCTATTAGGAAAGGTTACGGTTAGTAATTACTTTAACGCTATTGCTAATCATTGCCCTAAGTGCGGCTTGCCAATGCCTAAATCATTTACACATTGTTCAGCATGTAATACCGCTATGATTGCACCAAAGTCTGAGGTGGCACAAGGAGCATAATGGCTGACAATTACAACACAATAATTGATCAAGGCTCTGATTGGTTTCGCAATTTCTTGTACACACAGCCTGCAACTATTACAAATGCAGTAGGCAACGGCACAACTGTTACATACACCGCAGAAAACGGATTTAGCGCAGGGCAAACTGTTTACATTGACGGCATTTTGCCTAGCCAATACAACTTAGGCAATGTAACAATTGCTTCACGCACTTCAACACAATTTACAGTTACAAATGCGGCTACTGGTTTGTACATTCAAGGCGGAGACGCATTAAGCGCAGTGGACATTACTGGCTACACAGCCCGCATGCAGTTGCGCTCACTACCTAATGACACCGTTGCAGTTTTAACGCTTACAAATACAAGTGGCATTACAATTGATGGGCCTAGCGGAACTCTTGCAGTTCGCGCAACAGCGGCACAAACAGCGGCAATAATTGCAGGCCCGTATTACTACGATTTAGAGATAACATCACCCGCTGGTGTAAGAACGCGCATTATTCAGGGTGAATTAAATGTAAACGCAGAGGTGACAAGATGACATACAACCCAAATAACTTTCTCAACAACCCAAACCCTGTTGGAACTCCCAATGTCATTGTTGTAACACCTGGCCCTATGGGGCAACAAGGCGTTCAAGGTATTCAAGGTACTTCAGGCTTTTTCTCTGCTCAAGGAACACAAGGAACACAAGGTTTACAAGGCGGCGGATTTAATCAGGCACAAGGCACACAGGGTTTACAAGGCCCACAAGGTACAACTGGTGTGCAAGGAATTATTGGCTTGCAAGGTGTAGTAGGCGCGCAGGGAACAACAGGTACTCAGGGTTTAACTGGTATTCAAGGTTCATTTGGTGTGCAAGGAACTACTGGATCAGGTGCGCAAGGAACAATTGGTGCGCAAGGTGCAACAGGCACACAAGGATTTAACGGAACACAAGGCACAAACGGAACGCAAGGAATTATTGGTGCGCAGGGTGCAACTGGTACACAAGGTTTAGTTGGTATTCAAGGCGCTAACGGTTTACAAGGCACAACAGGTGCTAACGGTATTCAAGGAACAACAGGAACACAGGGCGCAATTGGTAGCCAGGGTTCTATTGGTACACAGGGCAACCAGGGTACTAACGGAATTCAGGGAACTATTGGAGCGCAAGGAACAACTGGATTACAGGGTTTTGTAGGAAACCAGGGTGTTACTGGAACTGGCACACAAGGAACAACAGGTAGCCAGGGTACTCAGGGCGTATTAGGTGTACAGGGCTTAACAGGTTCTCAAGGTGCAACAGGTGAAACTGGCGCTCAAGGTGTGCAGGGTGTGCAGGGCGTTAATGGAATTCAAGGAATAACTGGATCTCAGGGCGTTGTTGGTGCGCAGGGCGCAATTGGTTCGCAGGGCCTTAATGGAATTCAAGGCACTACTGGCGCGCAAGGTGTTGTAGGTTCTCAAGGCACTATTGGTTCACAAGGACTTGATGGAATTCAAGGTACAAACGGAACACAGGGAACACAAGGCGTTATTGGTGTTCAAGGTTTAGAAGGCGCACAAGGTACAGCGGGATTTGTTGGATCTAACGGTGCGCAGGGTACAACTGGAGCGCAAGGCGTACAAGGAACTACTGGTATTCAGGGCTTAAACGGTATTCAAGGGGTTCAAGGTAATACTGGTGCAAGCGGTACATCATCATCTATTTTTGATTATGTAGCGGAAACTGCAACACAAACACCACCGCCTGATGGTGGCCACATTACATGGAATAACGCCACACAAATTTCTTCAACAAACATTTATGTATCTCATTTAACAGATGCAAATGTGGACATTGATTTTCTATTAGCAAACATTAAAAATGGTGACATTTTCTTTATTCAAGATAGAAATGACTCTGCCAATTATCAAGAATGGCAAGTAAACGGCACACCTTCATCTGTTACTAATAGTTATTTCACTTTTCCTGTTGCACTTTTAGACTCAAGCGGAACAGGTACAACAAACTTTGCCAATAGTCATAACATTTCTCTTATTACTCAGAGCGTGGGCGTTCAAGGAACAACTGGCGCGCAGGGTACGACAGGTGCGCAGGGAACTCAGGGCTTGCAAGGAGTTCAAGGCACAACTGGAATTCAGGGTGCAGAAGGTTTGCAAGGTGTCACTGGTTCGCAAGGAACTACTGGCTCACAAGGCACACAGGGCATTGAAGGCCTACAAGGTGTAACAGGCACTCAAGGAGTTAATGGACTTCAGGGCATCACAGGCTCACAAGGTACAAACGGTACTCAGGGCATTGAAGGCGCTCAAGGCACAACTGGTACACAGGGCTTAGAGGGTATTCAGGGCATTACTGGAACTCAAGGCACAACAGGAGCGCAGGGTACGCAGGGCATAACTGGATCTCAGGGAACAACTGGCACACAGGGTTTAACAGGTGCGCAGGGTTTGACTGGTAGCCAGGGAACTGACGGTATTAACGGAACTCAGGGAACTACTGGTACTCAGGGAACTCAAGGAACACAGGGCTTAGAAGGATTGCAAGGCGTAACTGGAACTCAAGGTACTCAGGGAGTGCAGGGTGTTCAGGGAACGCAAGGCACACAAGGAGTTCAAGGTGTTCAAGGGCTTGAGGGAATTCAGGGTATTGAAGGACTGCAAGGAGTTACTGGCACACAAGGAACTCAGGGCGTAACTGGATCTCAAGGCGTAACAGGATCTCAAGGAACTCAAGGCACTCAAGGGCTAGAAGGTTTACAAGGTTTCACTGGCACACAAGGCACTACTGGTGAAACTGGTGCGCAAGGTGTAACTGGTTCACAGGGTACAACTGGAACGCAAGGTTTAATTGGCTCACAAGGAACTACTGGCGCTCAAGGAATTCAAGGTACAAATGGAATTCAGGGCTTGCAAGGTACGACTGGTTTGCAGGGTATTACTGGAACAGGAACACAAGGAACGCAAGGCACAAGCGGCGTTGCAACAGTGATCCCATTTCAGGTTGGTTTGATGCTAGGCGGTATGTAACTA